CCGGAGCAGCCAAAGGTTGACGAAATGCTTGAGAAGAGTTTAATATCTATTCTCAACAATTTTTAAATCAACAAAATGGAAAATTTGAAAGAGTTCCAATCTGCTCTGGAACATAAAATGAACGAGCAGAAAGCTGCTCTCGCAGCAGAGAACGAAAAGGCTGCAAAGCAATTCGAAAGCAAAGTAAACGAACTTAACGAGTCAATCGAAAAGAGCAATAAGACTCTTGGTGAGGCTATGGATGAGTTCGGTAAAATGAAGGCCGCATTCGGTAAGATTTCAGCTAAGAACGAAGAGAAAGTAACAAGCACTTATGGTGCTATGATTACTGAGATTAAGTCCGGCATTGCTGATGCTATTGCTCAGAATCACGAGTTGATTGTTAAAGAGGCAGGAAGACAAGGTGGTCGTGATTTCAGCCATCACATTGAGTTGAAGGCAGTTGGTACAATGACCCTTGCTAACAACCTCACCGGATCTGCTTACATTAGCTATCTTGACAACTCATTTATGAGGTCGTTTGTGAATCCTCACCTGCGTTCACTCATCAATGTAGTACCAGTTCAAAGTGGTTCCGTAACCTTCCCTCGTGCTAAGACACCAGTCGGTGAAGGTTCATTTGGTCGTCAGTCAACTGAGGCAACCGATAAGGCTCAACTTGACTATGATTTGGAGATGATTAACAATCCTCTGACTTACCTCGCAGGATGGGTTAAGGTATCTCGTCAGATGCTTGATGACCTTTTCTTCTTGCAGTCATATCTTCAGCAGTCTTTGATTGAAGATTTCCAACAAAGAGAGAACGTTGAGATTCTCAACGCCATTGCTGCTTCTGCAACCGCAGGTGTTTCTTCCGGTGCTAACACGGCTGAGAAGTTCATTGACTATGTTGCTCAGTTGCAATCTCTCAATTGGACCGCAGGTATCTCTCTGATTACCCACGCAGGTTGGGCATCTCTGATGAAGACTAAGGGTTCTGATTACTCTGTTCCAGGTGGTGTTAGCATTGACGCTAACGGTATTGTAAGGATTGCAGGTGTTCCTGTTGTTCCTCACTCTCAGGTAACTGCCGGAAAGATGTATATCCTTGACTTGTCTAAGTATGCAATTGCACAACAGTCCGGAATCAACGTTTCTTCTACACCTTACAATGGTACTGATTTCCAACAGAACCTTGTTACTTTCAGGTGTGAGGCTCGTACCGCTCTGCTGCAATATCAGCCTACTGCTGCTATCTACGGCAACATCTAAACCAAATAGGGGGAGGGTAACACCTCCCCTAACTTTATGGAATATAAAACGTTTGTTATTATCGGTGCTATGGATGGCATTAAGCATGATGACATCTATAACAAGTTGAGAGTACTTGATGGCATTAGAGTAATATTTGTAGAGCCTATCCCATATCATTTCATGTCGTTAACAACGAATACAAATGATTTGAAAGGAGAGATTTATTACGAGTGTAGTGCCATATCGAATAAAAGAGAGAGCGTGGAGATGGCTTATGTTCATCCTGCGGATCTTTGTTATTATGATGATTACATTGATGGGTGTTCTTGTGTGATTGAAGATGGTAAGCCATTAAATGTTTTTATGAAAGATGTGAGTCCTATACACGTTACTAAGCATCGTGTTAGGTCTATTACATTTGATGACTTAATGGATAAGTATGGATGGGATAGTGTTGACTACATTCAAGTTGATTGCGAAGGCTATGACGAAAGAATAGTTGGCAGCATAGACTTGGAGAAATATGGTGTTAAAGAAATTAAATTTGAAAAGCATTATCTAAGTGCCATATTCTATGACTATATGAAATTTAGATATAAGAAATATAAAACACATATTGGAGAGTCAGACATAACATTCAAGATATGAAAATACTCGCATCTGTACACTTATATCCTCCTCAGCACAATTGTGGTGCAGAGTGGATGTTGCATCATTTATTGAAAGACTTACAGTCAAGAGGACATAGCATAAAAGTATTATTGCATCAAGCCAATCATTACAAGATAACAAAGAACTATGTTTTTGATGGTATAGATGTATTCCCCCCTGACCCTCAAGTAATTCAAAATTTATTTTATTGGTCAGAGGCAGTTATAACTCATCTTGATTTTACTCATTTGAGTATAAATCTTGGTAGTATGTTTAGAAAGCCAGTATTCCATTTAATTCACAATACATACAACTATCCAGAGATTGAGAATGCTTTAAAGAGGCAACATATTATTTACAACTCTCAATGGGCAAAGGATTACTTAAAGTATGACCATCCGGATTTTGTATTGACTCCTCCAGTTGATTATAAATACTATGATGTTCAGATGGATACTATAAAGAACCCATATATTACTTTAATCAATGTAAATGAGAATAAGGGTGCTAAAGTATTTATTGAGATTGCTAAGTTGATGCCACATAAGCAATTTTTGGGCGTTATTGGTTCATATGACCCACAAATCACTCAAGAACTGCCAAATTTGACTTATATTAACAATACGGTTGAGATAAGAGATGTGTATAAGCAAACGAGGGTTTTGCTAATGCCATCACATTATGAGAGTTGGGGAAGAACAGCAACGGAGGCTATGTGTAGTGGCATCCCGGTGATATGTTCAGAGGCAGAGGGGTTAAAGGAGAATTGTGGCAAGGCAGGGATTTATGTAAAGAATAGAAACGATGCTTATGAATGGGTTGAGGCAATTTCAAAGTTGGATGAGCAAAAAAATTACGAGGCAGCTTCCAAAAAAGCGAAAGCGAGAAGTAGGGAGCATGACCCAAGAAAAAAACTTGATGAGTTCAATAGTTGGTTTGAAGAAAAAGTACACCAATATAACGGAAGATTATGATACAATATTACAACATAGCCAAGATAAGCGACTCAATGATTGAGCCTATATCTCTGACAGATATAAAGAATTGGATGCGTGTTCGTGATGATAATGATAATGGTCTTATAAGTGATTTGATTACATCTGCGAGAAAGCATATAGAAAAGTTGACAAGTGTAGCTTTGACGAACCAAACCTACCAAGTTCTATTTGAGTTATATGGCAATAGGACTATGTGGGTTGTAGATTTGCCATATACATCATTTGATTGCTCCCCTGTGGTCAAGTTGAAGAATGGCATTAACGATTACACTACTTTGACTAAAAACGTAGATTATGAAGTCATAGGTGGTAAAATAATTTTATATAACAAGGGGATTTATGATGTTGAGTATGAATGTGGGTATGGTCAAGTCCCTGAGGATTTGATAACAGATATTGAGACACTTGTCACTTGGTCGTATGAGAATCGTGGTAAGAAGATGCTTGGTGAGGCTAAACAAGGCTTGTTATTGCAATACCCAGATTGGAGTGGACTAAACTATCACCAACATAGAAAAGTGGTTATATAATGCCTAAAATACTGAATTTCGGAGGTTTTATTAAAGACTTTAGGTCTTCTATTAAGATTAAGCTTGATAAGATAGATTTAGCTATGTTAGATTCTTTTGAGAATGTTGTAGCTGAGGCTAAAACAAAAGCACCAATAGACCACAAGGGCAATGATATAGGTTCGACCATAAGCTTAACGAGAACTTCTAACTTGAAGTACAATATAAAGGTTGGTAATAAATATGCTGCTTATTATGAGTTTGGTACTGGCCCACACGCTAAAGCATATGTTCCTCTATTACCAGACGAGTGGCAAAAAATAGCAGAACAATATATAACGCCAATAGAGGGAAAGTTAAGAACATACGATTATCTATATCCATCTTATGAATCTGAGCTTCCTAAACTAATTGAAAAAATGGTTAAAATAGTAGAAAATGCTTGACACAAGTAACGCCATAAGAACAGCATATTTGTCAAAGCTTGATGGGTTCTTGACAATAGGTGGGAGGAACGTAGAGGTTTATGGGCAAGACCCATTTGAAACACCAGGGGAACAATATGTTATACTAAGTAGTATAAGAGAAACTCAAATAGAGAAAAATAATGCAAAATTTATTAGCCAAGTAGAAGTTGACATAGACATATTCGTAGAGCAATATATG